TAAAACTTGGTTCATGGCAATCAAAAGGGTATCAAGAGCGTTTAAAGACATAAGTTTATCGTTTTTACCCCATCCAGTCACAAAAGATCTACCCATTCTTAAAAATGAAAGAGCAATTAGTCGTTCTGTACGCAATATTGTAGAGACGATACCGACTGAAAAGTTTTTTGATCCTGATTTTGGGTCTGATGTGTATAAAAGTTTATTCGATTTTGTTGATTTTGGTACTGCTAACATCATACAAAGTCAAATTGTGACTTCGATTGCTAATTTTGAACTAAGAGTTAATAATGTAAGGGTTGAAGTTGACCCACAACCTGATTTAAATCAGTTTGAAGTCACTGTAATTTATGATATTATCGGTCAAGAGTTCCCAACTCAAGAATATTCATTTATATTAGAGGCAACAAGGTAAATGCCTTTCTCAAATTTCACAAATCTTGATTTCGATCAGATAAAAACATCAATTAAAGACTATTTAAGAGCAAATTCCAACTTTACGGACTTTGATTTTGATGGTTCAAACTTTTCTGTCTTAATTGACACTCTTGCATATAACACATATATCACGGCATTTAACTCAAATATGATTGTGAATGAATCTTTTCTGGATTCTGCCACTTTAAGAGAGAATGTTGTATCATTAGCAGGTAATATTGGTTATACACCACGATCTAGAACGGCAGCAAACGCACAAATATCATTTGATGCTGAAATTGACAGTGATGTAGGCACAGTTACACTACAACCAGGCATAGTTTGTACTGGAGACATTGATAATGAGACATATACCTTTGCAATTACAGAAAAAATAAGTGCAAATGTTATTAATAAGGTCGCAAAATTTGAAAATATTAACGTTTATCAAGGAAATTACCTTGAAAAAGAATTTACATATGATGGATCTCTTGATCAACGGTTTATTTTAGATAATTCTTTTATTGATACATCTAAAATTGCAGTTTATGTCAGATTTAGCACTGATAGTGGTGATGGTATACAATATTCATTAGTAAATGATATTGTTAATATTGATTCTGAGTCAAAAATCTTTTTGATAAAGGAAATTCAAGACGAAAAATATGAATTAAAGTTTGGAGATGGATTTTTTGGTAAAAAATTGGGAGAAGAAGCAGGTTCAGATGGTAATCGTATTCGAGTCAGGTATCTTACAACAGATGGAGAGGATGGTAATGGTGCTCAGAGATTTACTTTCTCTGGGAGAATAACAGATTCGAATGGAGTTATAGTTGCTTTAGAATCAACACCAACAATTACGACTGTCGCAAAGTCACAAAATGGTGGAAATATCGAATCTATAGATTCTGTCAAGTATTTTTCACCTCTTTTATACTCATCACAGAATAGAGCTGTTACAGCAAGAGATTATGAGGCAATAATTAAGAAAATTTACCCAAATACTGAGTCAGTTTCGGTAATTGGTGGTGAAGAACTCGATCCTCCAGAATTTGGAACAGTTGCGATTAGTATTAAACCCCAAAATGGTGATTTAGTGTCCGATTTTACAAAAAATCAGATTTTATCCAAATTAAAACAATATTCAATATCAGGTATTAATCAAAAAATCATAGATTTAAAGTTATTATATGTTGAACTTGACTCAAATGTTTATTATAATGATTCTCGTGTCTCAACCGCAGATTCATTAAAAACTGATGTTGTAAATTCATTGACAACCTATTCAAAATCGATAAATTTGAATAAATTTGGTGGAAGATTAAAATATAGTAAATTACTTAAAGTTATAGATGATACAAATAGTGCAGTTACTTCAAATATTACAAAAATTAGAATTCGAAGAAATTTACAAATATCTGCGAACCAATTTGCACAGTATGAACTTTGTTTTGGAAACAAATTCTATGTTGATCCAAATGGATATAACATAAAATCAACAGGATTCACTATTTCTGGATATTCGGGAACTTTATACTTATCTGATGTTCCAAATTCAGATTTAAAAACAGGAATTTTGAGAATAATAAAAATATTAGATGATAATACAATTAGAGTTATTAATTCATCAGCAGGTTCAATTGATTATGAAAAAGGAGAGGTAAATTTATCAACTGTTAACTTTTTATCAACAACCAAACCGAATAATATAATTGAAATACAGGCTTTTCCAAGATCAAATGATATAGTTGGTTTAAAAGATTTATATATTTCATTAGACGTGTCAAATAGTACAATAAATATGGTTAGGGATGTCATTTCATCAGGAGATGAAATTTCTGGTGTGCAGTTTACTAGAGATTTTTATTCATCAAGTTATCCAAATGGAAGAATAATTAGAACATGATTGAAACAGGTATTGTAAGTAAAGTTAAGATACAGGATGTATTATCAAATCAACTTCCGAATTTTATTCGGGATGAGAGTCCTTTGACCGTAGATTTTTTAAAGCAATATTATGTTTCTCAAGAGTATCAAGGTGGTCCAAGTGATATTTCTGATAATTTAGATCAATATTTAAATATAGATAATTTAACACCTGAAGTTATAGTTGATACCTCTACTACAGTTGGTATCACTACTATCGGTGATAAAATAATTAATGTTACCAGCACAAAAGGATTTCCAAATCAGTATGGTTTATTAAAGATTGATAATGAGATAATTACTTACACAGGGATTACCACAAATTCTTTCATTGATTGTAAACGTGGTTTTAGTGGTATTACTAGTTACCATTCAGATACAAATAAAGAAGACTTAGTATTCAGTTCCTCATCTGCAGCAGAGCATGAAGGGTCATCCACAGTTAAAAATTTAAGTTCTTTATTTTTAAAAGAATTTTATAAAAAATTTAAAAGCACCTTTTTACCTGGTTTAGAAGAAATTAATTTTCAATCAAACTTAGATGTTGGTACATTTATAGGTGAAGCTAGGTCATTATACCAAACCAAAGGAACAGAAGAGTCATTTAGAATTTTATTTAATGTTCTGTATGGAATCACTCCAAAAATAATAAATTTAGAGGAAAGATTATTAAAACCATCATTTGCAAATTATGTTAGAAGAAGAATTTGTGTCGCAGAATTAATTGAAGGAAATCCAATTAAATTAAAAGGGCAAAGTTTGCTTAAAGGGTTAACTGGGCAAACTCTTTTTCGAAGTGATCTTGATCTTGATATAAATGCATCAATATCAGATATTGAACCTTTTGAAAGAAGTGGTTCTGGTTTAACTGGAATTACAACTTACTATAAAATTGGATTATTTGTTGGTTATGATGAAACTTCGGATGTTGAAGGTGATTTTGTAATTGTTCCAAATACAAAATCAATTGAATCAGTATCAATTGGTTCAAGTATAATTTCAGTTGATTCTACTATTGGATTTGGTGTAACTGGAACTTTAATATCAGGTTCAAACACAATTGAATATACTGATAAAACTGTCAATCAATTTTTAAACTGCACTGGTGTTAATAGTACAATTGAACCAACTGCTAATATAAGATCAAATATAACATATTTTGGTTTCGAAGATGGAGATTTGAATAAAAAAGTAGTTTTGAGACTTACTGGAGTATTGTCAGAATTTGAGCAAGAGGGTAATTTAGATGTTGAAGAAGGAGAAATTATCTCAGTAAAATCTATTGGTGATAAAGTAGAAAATCCTAATCAAAATAATTCCTATAAAGAAATATTCTGTAACTCATGGATTTATAATACAAGTTCTTCATATTTTAGTGATTTCAAAGATCTTTCAAATCCTTCTAATGGAGAATTTATTTTATCAAGTAAAACTGACAAATCAAGTTTAAAGAAAGGTGATTTTGTAGAAATAGTTGAAAGAGATACTAATAAAATTATTAATACTGGTAATTCATACATAAAAACCATTAATGATAATGATGTTACACTTAGTGGTGGAAACTTTAGTAATTTAGGTATAAAAACAGATTATAAAATAAGAAAAAAATTAAATAAGGCAAATAGTTCAGGAGCACCAATTGAATTTGGTAATGATACAATTATTTCAGATATTCAAAATGTTTATATTGAAGGAAAAAATGCGTATGTATCATCTAACTCTTTACCATCTTTCATTAATAATAATTTTGCAGAATTTTCAAAGCAAATTAATATTAACATAAATCAAATATCTCTTGATTTGCGTAATACTGGTGATAGTCTTTCTGGAGATACTGGTGATCAAACTGATTTTTCAACCATAAATTTTTCCAATAATCATAATTTTAATACTGGTGATAAGATATTTTACACTTATTCAAATGGTGAACCTCTTGTTGGATTAAACACAGGAATTTATTTTACTGAAAAAGTTGGAGATAAGAGTATAAAATTGTTCGGATCTCCGTCTGGTGTTGCTGATGGAAAAAACATAACTTTTTCAAAAAGTGATAATGATGGGATTCATAATTTTGTTTTGTTTTCTCAAAAATCTGGTAAAATAGGAGCACAAAAATTAATTAAAAAGTTTCCTTTAAATCAAAATTTAAATGATGGAAATAATGACTCAACTCCAGTAGGACAAGTTGGGATGTTAAAAAATGGTGTTGAGATAACAAATTATAAATCTGAAGATAAAATGTTTTTTGGTCCTTTGACTGAAGTAAATGTTTTAAATGGAGGAGAAAATTTTGATGTAATTAATCCTCCAATAATATCTATTTCTTCTGGAGTTGGAGTAACAGCTTTAGTTCAACCAGTTGTTAGTGGAAAAGTTGAGGATGTATTTATTGACACTCAAGTTTTTGATATTGATAAAATTATTTCAATTGGTGTAACTGGGGGAAATGGATCTGGGTGTATAATTGAACCAGTTGTTGGAACTAGATTTAGGCAAGAATTTTTTAATGCACAACCAACTACATCAGGTGGTGGAATATCAACTGTTGTATCTGGTGGTAATACAGTATCCAGAATTACATTTAATAGAGATCACAATTTCAAAAATTCCGAACCAATAATTTATGATTCAAATTCAAATCCAGAGGTGATAGTTGGAATTGGAACTAGTACTTTAATCAACCAATCAGTATACTATCCTGAAGTTGTAAATAGTCGAGCAATAAAGTTATATGAATCTCTCTCAGATTTATCATCAGGAATAGGGACAGTAAGATTGAATGGTAATTCTTCAGGAAATCATATATTCAAAGTTGGTCTTCGAAATACGCTATTAGGTGTAAATGTAATTGATGGTGGTAAAAATTATACAAATAGGAATTTGTTTGTTAAGCCTTCAGGTATATCAACATCAAATAATAAAATAAATTTCATAAATCATGGATTTGAGAATGGAGATCTTGTCAATTACTCAACATTAGCAGGACTTGGATCAGATACACCACAGATAATAAGTGGATTGAGTACATCACTAAGTTACTATATTTTAAAGGATGATGATGATTCATTCAGATTAGCAAATGCAGGTATTGGTGGAACAATTTCAACTAATTTTCAAAGAAATAAAAATGTATCTTTAGAGTCTACTGGAACAGGATTTCAAAGGTTTTCTTATCCAGAAATTAAAGTTATAGCTAATTTTAATCCTGTTGGTGTTGGAACATCAGTAGTAGTTAGAGAAATTACTGCAACACCAAAAGTAAGAGGAACCATAAAACAAACTTATCTTTATGAATCTGGAACAGGTTATGGATCAACAATTATCAACAATCATAAAAAACCAATCATAACTTTAAAAAATGGTAAAGATGCATCAATTAAACCTACCATTATAAATGGAAAAATTGATTCTGTAGTAATTAATTATGTTGGTCAGGAATATTTTTCTTCCCCAGATCTGAATGTTATAGATCCTACAGGTTTAGGAGCAGGTGCTAAACTAAGACCTATTATAGCAAATGGTAGAATTACTGATGTAGAAATAGTAAATGCAGGTATTGGATATTCAACTAGCACGTCTATAAATGTTAAGTCAGCAGGACAGAATGCATTCTTTGATTCAAGTGTAAGAGCACTTACATTGAATAAACATGTAGGAAATGTTGAGTTACTTGAAGAATCTGATAATAAATTAAAATATTCCTTTACAGGTTATTCGACTTCATTATTAGGAATTTCTGATTTAATAGGGTGGGCTTATGATGGAAATCCAATATATGGACCTTTTGGTAATAGTAATCCTCAAGAATTATCTCCTTTAGATACGAGACTAAAATCAGGATATAATGAAGATATTAGTAATATAGTAGATCGACCACCTAATTTTGATGTTGGTCATTTTATTGAAGATTTTAAATATGATAATAGTATTGGTGATTTAGATGAGCATAACGGTAGATTTGAAGTAACAAAAGAGTTTCCAAATGGGGTTTATGCTTACCACGCAACAGTGGATAATTTAAATAATCCTCAGTTTCCATATTTCATAGGAAATATTTTTAGATCAAAACCAATATCCTTCAACTTTGAGAATAATTTACAAAATAATTTTGATTTTGTATCAAATAATTTAATTAGAAATACATTCCCATATAAAGTTGCAGATGATTTTGCTGAGAATGATTTTATAGTTGAAACAAATGAAATACAAAATCAAAAAGTTGAAATCGACTCTGTTTCCTACGGTTCAATTACAGGATTTGATATTTTATCTGGAGGATCCGATTATAAAGTTAATGAATTTTTACAATTTGATAATCAAAACACTGAGGGAGATGGATTAGTATCGTTTATATCAAAAATCTCAGGAAAAGCAATACAATCGGTTGATACTACTATAGAAAAAAATGATAATTCAATCATCACTTGGTCAGAAAATCAAATTAATATTTTCACTAACATAAATCACAACCTAAAAAATAATGATGTAGTTAGAATATCAGGATTATCAACCGATCTTTCAATATTAAACAATTCATTTAAAATTGGAGTTTCAACATTTACAACAACTACTATATCAACAATAACAGCATCACCATCTGCTGGATTTACCACTGAAATATTTGTATCTGACATACCAACATCAGTTGCGGTTGGTAGTAGTATTGGAATTGGAACTGAGACATTAAAGATATTAAACATTTATGAAAATTTAAATATTATCACAATTCAAAGAGATTTAGAATCTCCTTTTGGAACCGAGCATCCAAAGGGATCAAATGTTATATTTTTATCGAACAAATTTAGTATTAATAAGTCTATTCCTTTCTTTGAATCTAATGTAAATAAAAAAGTATTTTTTAATCCATCACAATCAATTGGAGTGGGTGGCACTGAAGGACTAGCAACCGAGGTTTCATTCTCTTTCGCAGGACAAGACATTAAGAGAAACATTCCAGCAAAACAAATTTTCATTGAGAATCATCCTTTCAAGACTAATCAAAAAATAAAGTTTACAATACCAGTTGGTCTTCCTCAAATTTCAATATCAACTGAAAGTGGATCATCACAATTTAATTTACCCTCGGCACCTGAATTTCTTTATGTTGTGAATAAAACTCCTAATTCAATTGGAATTAAAACTGGAATTGGAAATGATTTTAATGAAGTTTATTTTAGAAATATTAATAGTGCTGATAGTGATTTATATCAATTTGAAACAGTTTTTGATCAGGTGATTGGAGATGTTGAAAGTGTAAAAACTACTGTAACAACAACTGATCCTCATGAGTTGCAGAATGGAGATCAAATATCACTTAATTTAAAATCTAATTTATCTGTAGGAATTGGAACATCAACTCATATAAATGTTTCTAGAGATTCTTCGACAGGTAATATATTATTTAATTCAGTAGGATTTAATTCCACTGGAATTAATACTTCTTCGAATACGATAACAATTCAAAATCATGGTCTTAAAACAGGAGATAAAATCAAATATGAATCTAATCTCATACCTGAAGGTTTAGAAAATAAAAATTATTTCATATACAAAGTTGATAATAATAATATTAAATTATGTGAAACTAGTGTAGATGTAGGAAAAGACATACCAAGAATTACTGGAATTGGATCAACAGGTGGAAGTGCACAATCAATATCATTAATTAATCCTAAAATAGAATCAGTTAAAAATAATAATTTAGTTTTTGACCTTTCAGATCCTTCATTAACTGGATATGAATTTAAAATATATTATGATCAAGAATATAAAAATGATTTTGTATCATTAGGGGAAAGTTCAGTATTTAGTATTTCTACATCAGGATCAAATGGATCAGTCGGAGCAGCTTTAACAGTTGGATATGGAATTAGTATGCCAGATTCACTATATTACAATTTAGAAAAAACAGGAACAATTAGTACAACCGATAAAGAAGTTAAAGAATACTCTAAAATATCTTTCATTGATAGTTTTTATAAAGGATCTTACAATATTTCTAATACAACTAGTAATTCTTTTGACATATTTTTAAATAATATTCCAGAAAAATTATCTTATAATCCTGTTGAATGCGATGTATTAACATACAATACAAGTTCAAAAACAGCAAAGGGATCAATCAATAGCATTAAGATACTCTCTGGTGGATCAAATTATAAAAAACTTCCCGATTTTATAGGAATTAAAGAAACTTCTATGGGTAAAGATGCAGTTGTTGTGCCAACTTCAACTTCAATCGGAAATGTTAATAAGGTTAGAATTATAAATGAGGGATTTGAATATTCTTCCGATCAAACTCTTAAACCAGAAAGTCTTATTGCTTCAAGTGTGAACATCATCAATACTGAAACTCTTGGCATTGTAAGTGTTACTAATGGTGGAGCAAATTATATTGAAGCACCTGATATGATAATAGTTAACACTGATACTGGTGAAGAAATAAAAAGTGGATTTCTGGAACCTGTAATGTTGGAAAATAGTATTTTGTCTGTAAACATTACTGAAAATCCAATTGGTTTACCTGAGAAAACAGTAACTTTAAGAACAATTAATAACACCAATGGAATCGTAATCACAGAAGTAGTGTCTAATGGATCAGGAATTTTTACCTGCAAAATAGCCACTCCCAGTCCTGTGTTTCCCATAGATCCATTTTCTGTTGGAGATAAGGTGTTTATTGAAGGTATTGAAAAGGTTGGAACTGCTGGATCTGGTTTTAACTCATCTGACTATGGATTTAAGTTGTTAACAGTTTCTGATTATGATCAAGGTGTCACACCAGCAGAAGTTACAGTAGATGTTTCTACACTGACAGCAAATACAGGTATAGCTGTAACATCGGTTAAAACTTTTTCAAATATTATTAATGAATCAGATTATCCATCTTTCTCAGTCACTCAAAATCAATCAAAATTTGATCTTGGAGAAAAATTGATAAAAAATAGTATTCTAAGTGATCTTACTGTAAATCGTGTAGATTTTGGAAAGTTGAAAATTTTTGGAAAAGATGAATTAGAAGTGGGTGATAAATTACTTGGACAAAATTCTGGAAGTCAGTGTGAAATATCTAAAATAGTTAAAAATAAAGGAAAATTTAAAACCAATTTTTCAACACTTAAAAATTTAAATTGGAGTGATAATACTGGTAAATTAGATGAAGATTTTCAGGTTGTTGCTGACAACGATTATTATCAAAATATGTCATACTCAATTCAAAGTCCTATTGAGTGGCAAACTTTAAGAACACAAGTTAATAACTTACTTCATACAAGTGGTATGAAAAATTTTGCTGATACTGAAGTAGTATCAACCTCTCCTGTAGGAGTTGGTTCAACATCTGATGTGAATGTAATTGTAGATTTAATTTCTGAAAAAAGAGTAGATGAAATAAAAGATATTGATCTTGTGAGAGATATTGATGTTGTAGGTGATAGTTCTAGATTTATACAGTTTAAAAATATAAGATTATCCGACTTTATTAGTTGTAGCACAAATGATGTATTGCTAGTTGATAATATCGAAAATCAGTTTTCTAATTCTCAAGGAACTTTTAATGAATTTTTGAATATATTTGATTTTTCTAATTCCATTTCAAATGAATTATTTAATGACTTTTTAGTTATTACAAAAAACCCATCACCCACTAAAAATTTTGATAAAATACAACTATCAAATTTAATTATATTAAGTAATGGATCTAAAAATATTTTAGTTGAGAAATCTGATTTAACTAATTCAGGGATTGGATTTACAAATTCTGAGAGTAATAATTTTGTTAATTTTGAATTAGTTGATAATAATTTAAGATTTGCACCAAATGTAGATTTAGATTTAACTAATGATATAGATTATGATTTAAAAATATTTTCATCTAAATTTAATACAAACTCAGTTGGAGTTGGAACAACTTCTATCGGACCAATAGATTTAAGTTCCAGTATTCAAACATGTACAACTGGTATAACCACTAATATCATCACGGTACCTACAAGTAAATTTGAATCATTATATGCAACTTTACACATAATTGATGATAGCACTAAGGAAATGAATTTAGTTGAAAGTTTTATATCTCATTCAAATACAGATACTTTTCTTTCAGAGGCATATTTTAACACTGACAATAATAGTTTATCTCTCAATAAATTGGGAATTATTACATCTAGCATATCAGGTAATAATTTAATATTAAGTTTTGAGAATAATGGTTCAAATACTTTAAAAATAAAATCTAGAATTATAGGCATAGGAACAACTGGTGTTTCAGATGGTGCTTATAGGTTTAAAACGTTAGGACAATTAGATGGTTTTGAAAGAACATCACTTTATTCAGGAGTATCTACAAGTAACATAGGAGTATCTACATTAGTTAACTTAAATTCTAGTTTATTTAATGCGGTCAAATCAATTGTCGAGGTTAGCATTGGATCTTCAAAAGCTATTCATGAGGTGTTATCTATTCATGATGGCACAAATGCTTATGCACAACAATCTGGATCTTTGTCAGTCACGAAAGATAGTGTTACTGAGTATGATCCATCTTCAGGACTAGGAACTTTTGGAGCAAATCTTTCTGGATCTAATTTTATTTTAAATTTCCACCCTGATAGTTCTTCTGGTATATCTACAGTGGTCTCTCTAAACCATTGTTTTTATAATGTAACTGATACAGAAAACACTCCAGAAGATTTAACTTATGGTGTAATCACTGAAAATAATTCAACTAAATTATATAACTCAATATCTGGAAATAGAATCAATAAAACACAATTTACTCTTAAAAATAATTCAATACCAATTTTCGGAAAAGTATTTAATCCATCAGATACAACAGGTAAATTTATATCATCAACTGGTCAATTTAACATAGATAATCATTTCTTCAGAGAAAATGAAGAATTGGTTTACAAACCAGCATCTACATTTGTTGGTGTTGGTTCTACACCTGTACAGTTCAAAAATGGTTCCATAATTGATCAATTGCCGACTACAGTTTTTGCAAAAAATGTCACAAATAGTTCATTCTTTATATCAACTACAAGAGCAGGAACTGCTGTCACATTTGTAAGTTTAGGTGAAGGCAATGCCCATGAATTGAGTATGGCAAAAGCAAATGAAAAAACTTTGATAACGGTGGATGATGTAGCACAATACCCATTAATAAGATCTAATGTAACACATACTTTAGATAGTAATATAGGATCTCAAGTTGGATTAACAACAACTATCATTCATTTAAGTGGAATATCCACAGTTTCATCGGAAGATGTTTTAAAGATAAATGATGAGTTTATGAAAGTTGTAAATGTTGGATTTGCTACAACAGCATCTGGTCCTGTTGGATCATCAGGAACTTTTAATACAGTTGAAGTTCAAAGATCTTTTGTTGGAACATCAGCAACTACACATACCGACGGAACAACAGTAAACTTATTCAGAGGATCTTATAATATTTCTGGTAGAGATATATTCTTCACTCAAGCACCTAGAGGGCAAAATGAAAATCTTAAAACTGAAAATGATTTGAATTTGGCAACTTCTAGTTTTAATGGAAGAGTGTACTTAAGAAATGATTACAGTTCAAATGTTATCTATGATGATATATCAAATCAGTTTACAGGAATTAATTCTACATTTACTATAAAAGTTGGTGGTGCTAATACAATTGGTATCGGAACTACTGGTGGTAGTGGTATATTATTTGTTAATGGTATATTCCAATCTCCTTCAACAGAATTAAACCCTAACAAAAATTTCAGAATTATTGAAGGTGGTAGTGGTGCTACTGGTGTTTCGAGTATCGTATTTACAGGAATTACTTCATCTGATGGATCTACATTCATATCAAATAATATTAATACGAATGAATTACCAAGAGGTGGTGTGCCAATTTCAATTGGAAATACAATTAATGGATTAGGATATGCTCCTCTAGTCGGTGCAAATGTTAAACCTCTCTTTAATGCTGGTGGTCAAATTACAAGTATAGTTGGAGTTGCTTACAGTGGATCTGATTTAGGTATTCAAACTGCTGCATATAATAATGTAACTGGAATCATAACGTTTACAACTGTTAATGAACATAAATTTAGAGATTCAAATGATTTTGTCTTGATTGATAACATGAACTTTACACCTAGCGATGGTATATCCACTCTTACACTACGCAAAAATGAATATGAGGTTGTTTCAATAGCTGCAACAAATATTTTCGGTGTAAGTGTTGGGTCAAGCACAGTATCTCATGTGTATCAGGGTTCTGGTAACTTATATCCATTCTTCCCCAATTTAACCTTTGGATCAGGATATAACGGTCTCTCACCAATCGGAGTTGCCGTGACTGACTCAGGATATGAACATCGTTTTGTATCTGCAAATACAAATGCTATTATGGTAATGCCTGGAGTGAACCTCACACCTACAAACGCAGTATACAATCCTGTTACAGGTGAATTACAATTGACTGTTCCAAATCATGGGTTAACTGGTGGT